ACCATCGCGTCCATGGCGGAGGCGCTGAACGCGCTCCACCCAAGCACTCCGGTGACCCCCCAGAGCCTGTATCGTCTGGCCAGGGAGCATGGGTTGGAACTGGCCACCAGGCCCAGTCCCAGGCCTCCCAAGAGCGTGCCAGGCCAGGTGGAGGCTTTCGAATGGGTCCCGGTCCACTGCACGAGATGCGGGCGGCTCCTGAAGCACCCGCACTACGTGGGCACCACACCCTACGGGAGCGACTGCGCCACCAGGGTCTGAGGAGGAGGAGCCATGGACCAGGCCACCGAGCGGCCTGACCACCTGACGATGTGCGGAAGCGGGGGACCTCCCCCCATGAACCTACCGGGGCGGTGCCCACTGGCCTGCCCCTGTCCATGTCACCTTCACCCAGTGGATGAGACCGCCAGGGAGGCGGACAGAAGGAGCGGCAATGAACCATCGGAGTAGCGCCAGGACGGCCCTGGCGGGCATCGTGGCCATGGCAGGCCTGGCCTTCGCGGCACCAGCCAGCGCCCACGTCCCCAGCGCCACCATGGGATGCCTGGGGGAGACAGACCCCCAGCCCATCCTCCAGGTGGACCTGACCCAGTACAACGGCACGAACCACGTGCTCATCACCATCGACGGGGCCACCGTCAGGGATGAGGACTTCGGGGCCTCCTTCAGCGCCACCATCGACGCGGGGAGCCCGTTCGTGGCCCATGCGGCCCAGGTGGTCGTGACGGCTCACGATGACCCGGAGGGGACCCACGGCTGGACCAAGACGTATGACCTGGGCGCGCCAGCGTGCCAGGAGAAGCCACCCAGCGGGCGCCTGAGCCTGGCCTTCAACGGGCCATGCGGTGACCCCCTGTACCGGGTGACGTTCAGGAACACCACGGGCCACGCGGCCCAGGGGACGTTCCACTGGAAGCGCGGCAAGGATGGCGTCTGGCGCACCCTGCGGGTGACGGTCCAGGCCCACTCCACCGTCAGGACCCCCTATCGATGGGTGAAGGGCAGGAGCCTCATGACGGCCACCCTGGGCGCCAAGCGCATCCAGGAGCGGTCCGCACCAGGTGGTTGGTACGGTACGTGCCCTAGGTAGCCTCCACCCGAGCGCCCCCGCCTGGATACTGGGCCAGGCGGGGGACCTCCCCCCAGTGAAGGAGCGACATGACCGAAACGGCAGCGGCCCGCCTGAAGCGCGTGGCCAAGGCGCGGGAGGCCCTGCATGCAGCGGGCGAGCGCTGGCACAAGGCGGTGGCCCGCCCAGGACCGTATGAGTCCTGCCAGGTGCAGACGTGCTACCGGACTCACCGGATGGTAGCCTCCTGATGCCCCTCCTGAGGCACCCCCACATGGTCATCACGGTGGACCTGGGCGTCCAGTATTGCGACGGCGCCCACGAGCCTGGGGAGCGGGTCCCGCACTTCGCCTCAGAGGGTGAGGCCACGTACACCCTGGTGCCCCCAGGTGACCTCCACCAGGAACTGGCGTGGCCCCCAGGGACCGATGAGGAGAGGGCCATCGGCGTGGCGGCCACCATGGACTACCTGGCGGGCGTCATCGCGTCAGTCATCCGGGACATCCCAGGCGCGGCCTACGTGGACCCCGCCACGGCGGACCCGGAGGAGTGAGCGGGGCACCTACCCCGTGGCGGGACGGCTGGGACCCGAACAACCCCCAGCGGCCCTGTTACACATGCGGGGCGCCTCCCCACCACCGGTTCCCTGACGGGTCCCCCGCCTATCGATGCTCGCCCCCACCCATCACGGCCAGCCCAGAGGAGGCACGACGGTTGAATGAGATACCGGACCCAGGCGCCAAGTCGGCCCTGGACTCCCGCTGGAAGCGTGGGCGGCCCGTCCTGGAGGTGCCCTACACCAGGGGCACCAGGACCAGGTGGCGGCCCACCCCGGCCAAGGAGACCCCTGGCGGGGTGTGGTTCCGGGTGGTGGAGGGCTCCAAGGCGGACGGGGACCTGGTGCTGGAGATGAGCACCACCCCCAGCATGGACCCGCGCGGCCCCCAGGAGGGCTGGGTCCGGGTCCGCATGGCCACGCTCCTCCTCCAGGCGGACTTCTACGCGGCCAACGAACAACGGCTCCTGGACAGTGGGGCCTACCCCCATCGCCAGAAGCCAGCGGACCTGTACCTCCTGGAGGAACTGGCGTGCGCCATCCACGAGGGCTGGCGGACCGTGGCGGACCGTATCGCGGGGCAGCGGCCCCAGGGAGAAGGTGAGTGATGGCCTTTGCAGAAGTGGACGCCTGGCACGCCAAGGCCAAGGCGCATGTGGTCATGCTCCCGGTGGGAGAAGTGTTCACGTCGGATGACCTGACCGAGGCGGTAGGCGCTCCCCAGGCCCCGACCCAGGTGGGCGCGTGCCTGAACGCCTGGGAGTCCCAGGGCATCATCCGACAGACGGGGTACTCCCTGCCATCGACCCGTCCCAGCCGGAAGGGCGCCAAGGTGGTGGTCTGGGAGCGGGTGAAGCGATGAGCGGGGCACCTTCCCCCACGCGCCATGTGCCTCCTGGTGGCCCCTATTGCTCCCCGGACGGGGATGAGTGGGCGGTGGCGGTGGAGGACTGTGGCTATCTGGAGGCCAGGCGCCTGGTGAAGGGGACCGCTGACATCGGCTTCTGGCAACGCCTGGAGTACGTGGGCAAGCGCACCTGGTACCTCTGGGACGGGGAGGAGCACTCCCACGATGAGGATGAGGCGCCAGGGCCGGATGAGCCCCCGGACCCCGACCATGAGGGCCGATGCGCGGCTGAGGGATGCCGGTACGTCCTGGCCTGGTGCTTCGTGGTGATGGAGCGATGAGCCTGGACGCCATCCTGGCCTGGCTGAACACCCCTCCGCCAGCGGTGGGTGGCGTGGACCCAGGCACGGCCATCGTCGGCCCACCCACCAACCCCGTCCTGTACATCCTCCAGTGGGTGGCCATCGTGGTGGCCCTGGTGGGGGTGCTGTACTACATCACGAGCCAGGAGCCCCAGTGAGCAAGCGCACCCAGCACGTCATCGCGGCGGTGACCTTCGCGCCCAGGGAGAACGACGGCCCCGCCGAGTGCTCATGCGGGGAGTGGGCAGGGCTGGCATCGGAGTTCAGCGAGCACCGACGCGCCCAGGGAGCACCCAAGGCGGAGAACTACCCCATCAAGCGCAACGCCTGGCAGGAAGCCACGTCGCGCACCTGGGCGAGCCGATGACGGCCTCCCTTGCCCAGCCCGAGGAGGCCTGAACCCCCGCCAGACTCCACCAGGACTCAGACCCGAGGGCGTCACCCTGGTGGACTGGCGGATGGGACCGGGAACACGGGTGCTCCCATGGCTTGTCAGGGCCTGGGTGGCTGGCTCCCCCTGATGTGCCTCAGGCTTCTGCCGGGTGACCTTCCCACCGTGCGCTCCGGTCCGACACGACTATACGCCAGGGAGTTGTCCTGACGGGCGTGGCCTGTCGCTCCCTGGCGGAGGGTGAGGGTATCATCGCGGGCATGGTTGATGAGCCCCAGGAACCCCTGGACGGAGGCGCCGCGCCCCTGGCCCCGCACGCCATAAAAAAGGCGGCGGTCCTGACCGGGTTCGCGGAGCACGGCAACATCACCAGGGCCTGTCGGGAGGCTGGCGTTGGGCGCCGCACCCACTATGACTGGCTGGCCAAGGACCCCGTGTACGTGCTCCAGTTCGCGGACGCGGCGGAGGAGGCGGCGGACGGCCTGGAGGAGTGGTTGCGCGACCGGGCCATGGGCAGGCCCGTCCCTGAGGGGCGCACCAAGGGCGACCCCATCCTGGGCATGTTCCTCCTGAAGGGCATGCGGCCAGCCAAGTACCGGGACAACGCCAAGCCAGACGCGGAGGGGGCAGGTACCCCGGAGGCTGGCTGGGAGGAGCGGAGCACCCTGGCGGAGCACGCCAAGGCGGTCCTGAGGGAGCGCGGTGTCCCTGTCTGACGTGCTCCTGAGGGACTTCCGGGGCATGTCCACCGAGCACATCCAGGCGCTCCTACGCGACTGGGAGCCCTCCTTCGCCAGCCCTGAACAGGAGCGCTTCTACAAAGCCAGGGAGCGGGAGGTGCTGTACTCCGGGTGGATGGGCGCGGGCAAGTCGCGCATCCTCACTGAGAAGGCCTGGCACCTGGCCCTAGCGTACCCAGGCATCACGGTGGGCATCTTCCGCAAGGTGGCGGCCAGCCTGCCAGCCACGACCCTGCGCACGTTCCTGAAGGACGTGATGGACCTGGACCAGGTGAGGGCCTGGAACCTGGGGGAGCGGTGGTATGAACTCCGCAACGGCTCACGCATCTACTTCCTGGGCCTGGACCCCGACCCCATCACGGGCGTGCCCTCCAAGATTGGCTCCCTGGAGTTGGCCTGGGCGGGCGTGGATGAGGCGGTGGAGGTGACCGAGGCGGACTGGATGATGCTCCTGGGCCGACTCCGGGACCCACGCATCCCCTTCCACCAGATAGCGGCGGCCACCAACCCAGCCAGCCCCAAGCACTGGCTCCTCCGACACTTCACCCAGGGCGACCCTGAGCGCCTGATGCTGCGCGCGAGCGGCAACGCCTTCTTGCCCCCCGACTACCAGGCCATCCTGGACTCCCTGGGCGACAGTGCCACGGGACGACGCCTGGGCAAGGGCGAGTGGGCGGCGGCTGAGGGCGCCATATGGACCATCCAGGACTGGCAAGTGAAGCCCGCCGATGGGCCAGCCAAGCGCGTGGTGGCGGGCCTGGACTGGGGCTACGTCCACATGTTCGCGGTGGAAGCGGTGGGCATCACCAGCACCGGGCGCCTGAGCGTGCGCGGGGAACTTACCGCGCGGGGCCTGGGCATCGACCAGTTGGCGGACCCGGTGGCCATGTTCGCTGAGCACCACGACGTGGAGGCCTTCTACTGCGACCCCTCTGAGCCTGGCCTGATGGACCAACTGAGCAGGGGGCTGGCGGAACACCGTCGCTTCCATCAGGATTGCCACCTGAGGGCCAGGGTGGTGGCAGCGACGAACGACGTGCTCCCTGGCATCCAGGCGGTGGACAAGGCGCTGAGGGCTGGCATGACAGTGGACCCGTCCTGCACCCAGTTGCTAGCAGAGGTGCCTGGGTACACCTGGGCGCCTGACAAGAAGGGCGGCGGCGGGGGCTACCTGGAGAAGCCCATCGAGGTGAATGACGACGCCTGCGATGCCCTACGCTATGGCGTGATGGCGTTCGAACCCAACCCCAGCAATCCCTGGGGGGCGCTGAGCGCGGGCCAGGCAGGAGGGACGGCATGAAGGTGGACGCCCTGGATGCGGCCTTCGCGCTGGCGGTGACGGGAGCGGCCCTGGTGTGGGCGCCCCTGGCGCTCCTGGTGGGCGCTGGCTTCCTGGCGGTGCTGGCCTTCCTGGGCTGGCGTGAGGAGCGAGTGGCAATCCCCCCGGCTGAGGAGCCTGCCCCGTGAGCCTCCGACTTCCGACCCCGGTCCGGTCCTACTCTCCAGCGGCGCCAAGGGTGTCTCCTCCACCCATGAAGGCTGGACCCATCGGGCCGGGGTCAGGCCCCCTCATGACCGAGTACCTGTTGCCCACCATCATGGGCTCCACGGCTCAGCAACGGATGCGGAAGGCGCTGAAGGTGGGCTGGGACGTGGACTGGGTGCGGGCGGCTGAGCGCGCCATCGCCAACGGCCTCACCGGGTGTGACTGGCACATCGAGGACCCCGACGATGAGACCATCGATGAGGGCTACCCCGACCCCATCGCGCGCCAGGCCTATGAACTGTTCCTGAACCCCCAGGGGGAACTGCCCCTGGTGGGTCCTGACGCGGTGGGCCGGAGGCAGTCCAGGCGCCAGCAACTGACGCTCACCACGCGCCACCTGGGTATCGCGGGGAACGCGGCCTGGATGCTGGACATGATGGACGGCAACGGCCTGCCCCACGCCATCCTGTACATCCGACCGGACCGCCTGGAGGCGGAGTGTGACGCCAAGGGCGTGCTCCAGGGCTGGACCCTGGACAAGACGCCAACCCAGCCAGGCACGCCCCTGGAACTGGACCTGGTGCGGCTCATGCAGTTCGAACCCCCGGACATCGGGGTGTTCGGCGTGGGGCTCATCGAGTCCAGCGTGGCCAAGGGCCTGAACAACGGCCTCATCGACAAGCACTACACGACCATGCTGGCCAGCGGCGGGCGCATCTCAGGCATCATGGCGCCCAGGGACGGGGCCATCACCGATGACGCGGTGTACCAGCAACTGGTGAACGACTGGCGCAACATCGTGGAGCAGCCCGACGCGGCCAGGCGCCTGCAAATCGTGCGCGCCCCGGTGGAGTTCACCAGCACCGTCCAGACCATCGCGGACATGGCCATCGTGGACCTGATGGACCGGAACCGGGACGCGCTCCTGGCGCTCTGGGGCGTGCCCCTCACCATGCTGAACGGCCAGAACGCTGGCTCCACGGGGCTGAACGGCGGGGAGGCGCGCAAGTACGATGAGGCGGTCCTGTGGCAGGGCGCCATCGACGGGCGGGCCAAGGAGATTGGCGAGACCATCCAGTCCATCCTGGACCTCTGGGAGCCCATCCTGGGGTGGGCGCCACACTTCGAATGGGACCCCCCGGAGTTTGACAACGATGCGCCCAGGTATGACATGGCCCAGAAGGCGGCGGGCGTGCCCCTTCGGAACTCCGAGCGGCGGGCCATCCTGGGCCTGGACCCGTTCGGGGATGCGGCCCTGGACAACGCGGTGTGGATGCCCATCAACGTCACCCAGATGAGCATGGCCCCCGATGAGTCCACGGGGAAGATGCCAGAGATGGAGGACGTGCCAGGCCAGGAGGCGCCCGAGCCCACCCTTCCGCCAGTCGGGGGACCCACCCCGCCAGGCGGCCCGGAGAACATGCCACCCAAGGGCGTGACCCCTCCGGCCCTGGCGCCCTTC